AACCCGGAGAACAAGATCATCACGGCAGATTCCGAGGAGCCAAGATCCATTGCAGCCTTTAATGAGCTGGGTCTAAGAGTGATCGGAGCTAAAAAGGGCCCCGGTTCCGTAGATTTCGGAATGGATTTTTTGAGCAACGAACTGGATGAGATCATCATAGATCCGGTAAGGTGCCCCAATGCAGCAAGGGAGTTCTCCACCTACGAGCTGGAGAGAGATAAAAACGGTAATTTCAAAGGCGGGTATACGGATAAGGATAACCACGCCATAGACGCCTGTCGCTATGCCTTAGAGGATGAGATGATCAGGAGAAAGGCAAGGATAAGGAGCAAGAAGGCAGCAGGACTGAGGTAGGGGGAAAGATGTACAGATTTTCATATCCGGCAGAAAAGTTTAATGAGAAGAATCTGGATAAAAAGATCATCCGGAATCTGATAACAAAGCACTTCGGGATGATGAACAGGAAATGGAAATGCAGAGATTACTACGAGGGCAGACATGCAATCCTTTCCAGGAAGAGAGAGGAAGGGCTGCCTGATTGCAAGATCGTATGCAACCATGCGAAAGACATCACCGACACGGCAACAGGGTATTTTATGGGAAGCCCCATCACATACTCCAACACGGATGAAACAGATATTGATCCCCTGCTTTCAGCCTTTGATGATGCAGATGTAGACGAGGTGGATGCAGACAATGCCCAGGATATATCCATCTATGGCCTTGCATACGAGTATGTATATGCCAAAAAGGATGAGGCAAAGCCCGCAATCAAGAATATTTCACCACTCAGAACATTCATGGTGGTGGATGATACCATTGAGGAAAATGAGCTGTTTGGCGTGTACTACTGGCCGAAGAAAAATGATGCCAAGGATATCGTGCAGTGGGTAGCGACCGTATCCACGCAGAATTACAGCTATGTTTTAAGCATAGAGAACGATCCGAATGCAGCCAATACGCTTACCGAAGTGCCAAAGGAGCATCACTTTGGGGGCATTCAGATCATTGAGTATATGAACAACAAAGAGGGCATAGGTGATTTTGAACAGCAGATTCCTCTGATCGATGCATACAACACGCTTATGAGCGATAGAGTAACCGACAAGGAGCAGTTCATTGATGCCATTTTGGTATTATACGGATCAATACTGGGAGATGATGAGGAGGAAACCAAAGCGGCACAAAAGAGCCTGAGGGAAAAGAAACTCCTTGAACTGCCCCCGGATGCAAAGGCAGAATACCTCACCCGGGCAATGGATGAGGCGGGAGCGGAAACATTGAGAAAGGCGCTCAAAGAAGATATTTACAATTTCTCCCATGTACCGAACCTCACGGATGAGAATTTTGCGGGCAACACCTCCGGTGTAGCCATGGAATACAAACTCCTAGGATTGGAAATGATCACCAAAACCAAGGAGAGATATTACCGGAAAGGGTTACAGAAGCGGATTATTCTGTTCTGTAACTTCCTCAATATGCAGGCCATGGCGCAGGATGCAACCAGCGTGATACCCACATTCTCCAGATCGTTACCTAAAAACTTACAGGAGCTGGCGAGCACATTATACAGCCTCAAGGATTTTGTGAGCATGAAAACTCTTATCAAACAGATTCCCTTTGTAGAGGATCCGGATAAGGAACTGCAGGATCTCCAGAAACAGAAAGAGGAGGCCATTAAACAGCAGCAGGAGCTGTTTGCACAGGGATATAACAACCCTCCGGAGGAGGATGAAAGGGAGAATGAAGGGCAACAGGTAGAAGAGCCGAAGGAAGCGCAGGAGAAATGAAATAAATGAGTTATTGGGAGAGGCGGCGGGCAAAAGAGATGTATGAAGCCATGGAAAGTGCGGAGGATGCTGCGAGGGAGATTGCAGATATCTATGCCAAGGCATCCAGAGACCTCAATTATAGACTTTCCATGATATATGAGAGGTACCGGGATAAGTACAACCTGAGTGATCAGGACGCAATGAGGCTCCTGAACACCATAAGAGATCCCGGAGATCTGAAGGAATTAAAAAGCAAACTGGAGGGTTTGAAGGGGCCGGAGGCAGCAGAAATCCTAAAGGAACTGGAAAGCCCTGCATACCGGGCAAGGATTGAGAGATTTCAGAACCTGCAAACTGAAATCGATCGGATGATGGCGGATGTGTACCAGCAGGAAAAGAAAATATCCACGAATCATTATGTGAATCAGTACACAGAATCCTATTATAGAGAGATCTATGATCTCAAGAAACGGACCGGGATGGATTTCTCCTTCAGCTATGTGAATGATAAGGAACTGAACAGGATCCTCAGAACCAACTGGAGCGGTGCAAACTACTCAAAGAGGATATGGGGAAATACACGGGGACTGGCAAAGGAACTTAAAACGCAGATGACGCTTGCATACCTCACTGGAAAGAATGAGAGCGAGATTGCAGGAGAATTAGCCAATAAATATGCAACCGGTGCAGCTTATGCACGGAGACTGGTACGGACAGAATCGGCCTATGTATCCGGCCAGGCGCAGGCAGCAGCGGATCAGGAAGCGGGAATTGAGTCCTACAAGATCATAGCCACACTGGACCTGAGAACCTCCAATATATGCAGGGAAATGGACGGGAAAGAATTTGCATACAAGGATATGGAGGTAGGAGTGAATTATCCGCCTTTCCATCCGTTTTGCAGAACAACCGTTCTTTCAGAGCTGGATGATCAGAATTTGGGAGAGTTGAAGCGGAGATCCAGAGATCCGGAAACCGGAAAGGTAAAGACTTTTTCCGGAGATATCACGTATCAGAAATGGTATGAGAGTGAGGTTGCAAATAATTCGGAGGCGCTGTTTGCGGAACAGGTAGCCAAACACAGAGGAGCAGATCTGCAGCAGTATGAGAGATATGTTGAGCGCCTAGGAAAAAAGAGAGTTGGCTCAATAGATGATTTCAGAGAGCTGAAATACAAAACTCCGGGGAGCTTTGAGAGCTTAAAACGAGAATATTTTGATGTTGGAGAATTAAGTAGACACAGAGAGGTCCTCGGCGGCCTAGATGAGCTGAAAAACATAGATACTTTCAAAGAATTAAAGTATAATAATCTTGGAAAGTGGGGTGCTATTCACACAGCTTATAAAGATAAAAAGCTGCAAGAAAGCATAAAGGATGGAGGATATAACCTCAAGATCCATAAAGGCAAACAGGGAAAGCATATACCGGGCCACAATAATTACACAGAGGGCAGGAGTTATTTAACAATAACAGAAGAGCAATGCCAAGAGCTGGTAAACAAGTATGCTGGAACTGGTAGAATTATACGAAACAGCAAGGATGGAAAGTGGCAGAGCAAAGAAAAAATAGTGATTGATCATAATATTGGCCAATACATAAGCACCTATGAAGATCTTAGCGAGCCAACTCATGCATTTTTAATTGTGTATTCTAAAGATGGAACACACATCATACCGGCAAGAAAGGAGTAGGTCATGATAAGGAAAGAATACATGGGAAAAGAAATAAAGATTATTTCTAAAACCAATGGCATAGAGTATACAGGAAAGGCCGTAGAGCTCCAATCTCCGGAGGAATCTGAAAGCGGGGAGCTAGAGATAGGAATCAACTATGCCGGAGGGATAACAATGTTTCCGGAGAGTGACATCAAAAGCATTGCATTAGCATAATTTAACCAGATAGAGAAATTAAGGGCCGTGTCAAAAGGCATGGCTCTTTCCATGAGCTGTATGAGATAACACAGAAACCGGAAACCACTCCGGATGAAATCCAAAGGCTAAACCAGGAACAGATCAGATTATCAAATACAATTGCAAATCCTGTGGATGCTAATAAAATAAAGATGCACAAGGAGAAATAATATGAGCAGGGATAAGTTTTGGATTGCTTACGAACTGAACAGAGAAAAGAATGAGGCCGAGAGGGTTTACCGATACAACAAAGGTCTCATGGAAAGAAAGAACCAGGATGGCACCTGGGAAGAGGAAAGAGAACAGCTGTGTATTTTTTGCGGTGAGGATTGGGATTATGAAGAAATCACCGAGGATGAGGCAAACAGCCTTGAGGTGATATTCTAATCAAATAACAAACAATAATGAGAGAGCTGTGCAGACAATGCATGGCTCTTTTTGTATGCAAAAAGGAGGTGCAGATGGGGAAGATACTGGCAATAGCAGGGGGAATACCCACAGGAATACTTCTAGCGGCGCTCACCGGATGCATGTTGGCAATCAGAAATGTGAGAGAAAAACAGCAGCAGGATATGCAGAATGAGAAGGGAGGCGGGCATGGATAATTTCACCGCCATATACAAGATCCTTAAAATCCTAGAGAAAGCAATGGACCTTGGGGAATTTGATCCGGATGCAATATCAGCAGATAAGTTCAGGATATCACAGCCCAGATGGGAAAAGATCATGATCATGCTTGCAAAATCCGGCTATATCGAGGGTATCAGGTATGAGCAGAATTTTGCGGATTACAGCCCAAGAATATGTGAGCCAATCACCCCGGTAATAACGCTGAGAGGGCTTGAATACCTGTCAGAGAATACAGTAATGAAAAGAGTGGCCAATGTGTTAAAAGGCATCAAGGAAGCAACACCGGGTCTCTAAGGTGATGAGTAAAAGTTGTAACCATGGCATTTTCTTTTGCCATCAAGAAAGCAGAGAAAACCATGGAGCAGGACAATCAGAATGAGAAAGGCAGGTAGCAGGCATGAATTTTGGAGAGGCACTTGAGGCATTAAAAGCCGGATATAAATGCAGGAGAGCCGGATGGAATGGCAAAGGTATTTATATTGAATTACAGAAACCGGATGAGTACAGCAAAATGACTTTGCCGTATATCTATATAGTCACCACACAGCTGATCACCGACAATCCGGCAGCTCCTAAGGGAGTGGTGCCATGGTTAGCATCTCAAACAGATATGCTGGCCGAGGATTGGGAAATAATCGAGTAATAAGGGAGCGATCCCTTTTATTCCCCGACTGAGGGTTAGAAAGCCATAAACAGCAAACCAATGAATCTGTGGGGCATATAAGGCAATGCAGGGGCAAGGGAGGAAGAAATGAGAAACAAAAAGGTATTTGGCAGATGCAAGCTGCCGATGAACTTACAGTTTTTTGCAGAGGGTGACAGTGGAGCCGGAGATTCTGGCACTGGACGCAGTGCAGGCGGATCCGGAGATGCAGGACCCGGGGAAGCAGGAACAGATGGCAATGGCAGTACTAGGGCAGCAGGCGCAGGAGATCAGACCACAGGCGGAGAGATTGGATTTGATGAATATCTGAAAAATCCAAAGAATCAGGCGGAATTTGATCGTAGGGTGGCAAAAGCCCTGGAAACGAACAGAGCCAAGGTGCAGGCAGAGATTGAGGCAAAGATTGCCTCTGTGAAAACAGAGGCAGAAAAGCTGGCCAAGATGAATGCGGAGCAAAAAGCACAGTATGAGCAGCAGAAAAAGGAGAAAGAGCTGGCCGATAGAGAGGCTGAGATCACCAAGAGAGAGCTCTCTGCACAGGCAAAGGAAACCCTTGCAGATAAAGGTATCCCCATTCAGTTAGCTGATGTGCTGAACTATTCCGGTGCCGATGAATGCCAGTCCTCTATAGAGGCAGTGGAGAAGGCCTTCACGGAGGCTGTAGCCAAAGCGGTGGAGGATCGGATCAAGGGGGGAGATCCGATCAAGAGAGCACCTGATGGCGGGCGAGTGTTCACTAGGGAGGAGCTGGCAAAGATGAGCCCGGAAGAAATCAATCAGAACTGGGATGCAATCCAGGCAT